CGGCCCCGGGGCGAGATCAGCCGCAGTTGCCCGCCCGCATTGCGCCACCGCCACCGCCGAGCCTCCGGCTGCTCGGGATCGGTCCGCACCGTGACCACCCCAAAACTCACCCGATGCCATGTCGCTCCGTCTTTCATGGGTGAGCACGGAGCGGGGAGCGGGGAGCGGGGAGCACGCGAAATTCGACGCCTTCTAACAGGTCAGCCGGAATGTCCGTCTGGGCTGCAACGGCGGCCAGTGCATCGCGCAGCACATCCGCCACGGACGCATTCCCGTCTATTGCGGCGATCTCCATGTCATATCGCTCAGTGAATGACGCGCCGTTGAGGCTCTTTTTGCCCAACAAGACCAACCGCGCTGAGCGGCCCGCCCAAACCTGCGAAAGCGGCAATGCCGCCTTTGCTTCCTTCGTGCCCTTCGCGTCTTTGCTGTTCATCCTCGTTCCCTCCGGTTGCCCTACTTGCCCCCCTCCAGCACCTCCAGCTCGCGCCAACGGGCGTCGAGCTTGGCCTGCTGCTCCTTGCGGAAGTCGTCGTGGGGAAGCTGGTCGAGGTCGGCCTGCATCGTCTCCAGCTCCTCGCGGGTGGCGATGGCGCGAACGCTGGCGCTCACGGTTTTGGCCGGCGTTTTTTCGGCGCCGTTTTTCGCCCGCAGATCCCCCAGCCGACGCTCGAACGCTGCCCGCCAGTCGCTCACGGGGCGCCGACCCCACATCCACTGTCCGTTGACGGCATCGGCCTCGAAGCTCAGCCACGCGGCATGGATCAGCTCGCGGGCAAACACGCCGGGTGCCAGGGCTTCGAAGTGCCGGGCCACGTCGTCCTCGCTGGCCGGATGGTTCGTGGCTGCTTCAAAAGCGGCCTGTGGGGCGGTCGGAAGGGACCCACCCAGAGCGTAATTCTTCTCTGGAAGTGGAAGTGGAAGTGGAAAGTTGGATTTCGGTTCGAGCCGATTTTCAGCCGAACCGTCAACCGGAGCACCGGCCGAAGCCTCACCGGCCGGCAACCGCGGTTGAACCGCGGTTGAACCGCGGTTGCGGCGGGCTTCAGCCGAACGCTTGCCCTTTTCGGACTGGAGATCGCGGAACGCCTGCATGTCGGCGCGGACCTTTTCGAGCCGGGCATTGCGGAGGAGTCCGTCGGGACCGGGCGAGAACTTGGCCAGCACGTCGGCCGACACGCCACCGCCGGCGACGCGCTTGAGCTTGGCCACGTCGGCGGGCAGGGAGCCACGATTCCACTGGTGACAGAGCAGCCGGATGTAGGCGCCCACCTCGTCCGGCCCAAGGTCCATGGTGCCGGCCAGGAAATCGTCGGCGTAGAGCGGGAAGTAGGGGGCGCTCATGCCGTGGCCTTCTGGTGTTCGTTCAGCAGCCGATGCACGGTGTCGGTGTGGACCTTCAGCCGGCGGCCGATTTCGTTCAGGCCATAGCCTTGCCCGCGCAGCGCGGCGGCCTGGGCGGCGAGGGCGCGGCGTTTTTCCTGCCGTTCGCTCCGGGGCGCCTCGGGCGTCTTCAGCACCTTCTGGCACTTCGACTTCGACAGCCCGACGGCCAGCGCGATCTGGCGCTGCGACAGGCCCTTGCCGTGCAGCCGCCAAATCTCGCGCCGCAGGGCCACGGTGACCTTCCAGGGCTTGCGCTGGGGCCGGCACACCGCCGCCCGCAGCGACGCCGGCACGGCCCCGGGAGCGGCCTCCACGGGCGCCGGGCACCGCAGCGCCGCCGTAAGCTTGAAGACGGCCGACAAGCCGCCCAGTTCCTCGATGACGCTCCGCTGCGCCGGCGGCACAGGTGCGCGCTGGCGCAGCATGCGGGTGTGATTGCCTTGTTTGGGCATAGGTCAGCGGGTCAGCAGTTCCTTGCAGGACATGATGAAGAACACCCGGGGGGTGAGCGTGGCCTGGGCTATGCCAATGCCGCCGATCGACGTGAAGATTGCGGCCACTACGACGGCAATCACCAAGGCGACTGGGAACAACATCTTTTCATCGTCAAATACTCCCCACTTGTCCCAGTTGCTTGCCATTTTGCGCCACATCCACGCGGCCAGCACCAACGCCGCTACGCCAACCACCAACAGGCCAACCCGATCAATGACGTTCCAGAGCACAATTTCCCGGGCCAGTTCCGGCGCCTCCTTCAGGGCGTAATCGTAGGCATCGGCGCCGGCTTTTTGCGCGGCCGTGATGATCTCCAGCAGCTTGGTCTTCAGTTCTTCGTTCATGGCGTTACAGATTTCAGTTTGCCGCCGGGACCAAACCACCTGCGGTCTGGTATCCACTCCTGAGCCGGGTTAAAGCCGGTCCCAGCGGCGAAAGTCGTCACCATCGCCCCGGCCAGCGCGGAAACCGCGCCCCCACTCCGGGGTTTTCCGGGTTGCCCTCAAAATCGTAGTAGTCGGTGTGCCCGAACCGCAGCCGGGCCAGCACCCGCATGCCCGCGGCAAACAGCGTGTTGCGCCCCTTGCCCACCTGCACCCGCAACGCCGTCGCCATCGCCGCCGGTTCGCCGGGTTTTTTGCACAGGATCAACGCGGTGTTGGGATAGCCCGTCGTGCGCCACACCTCCAAAGCCTCCACGGCGCTCGCTGACGCCTCGCTGGGCGCGTTTTCCGCCGTCGGGGGTGTCAGGACAGCCGGCGCGGGGTTTTCCGCGGTGGCGGCCTGCCCGGCGACTTTTTCGAGCAGCGCCGAAACTCCGCTTTCGGACCACATCACCCGGCCATTCGGCCCCAGCACCCACCACGCGCCGGGCGCACCGCGGTTTTCGCGGAGGGTGCGGCGATTGATGCCCGTGCGTTCCAGCACTTCGCGCTCCGGCACCGTGAAATTCGTTGGGGCATTTGGCATAAAAGTATCCCGATCAGTTTCCATCGTTCGTCCCAGCACCCGCGCCCGAACGCGACCCCCCCCCGGGGGTGTCCGCTCCCGCTCCCGCCGCGCTCACCGCGCCGCCCGATCCGCCGTCGCTACCCACCTGGCCGACCTCGATGATCGCTCCCGCCGTATCGTCCGCCGTATCAGCCACGCTCAAACCGTTGGAAATCAACACCTGCCCACCTGACTCAACATCAGCCGAGAGATTCCGCAGTTGCTCCGCATACTGCCGGGCCAGGTCTTCGCCCACCGGCGCGACCCGGTGCTCGTGCGCGTGCAGATGCACCTGGGGGGCTCCGCTGATGCCCAATTTGTCCGCGCCGATCCCCACCAGGATGGATTCCCCGCGCAGCTCCTGCGCTTCGTCCTTTGTCAGCCCGCGAGCGCGGGCTGCGTCCATCAAATCTTCCAGCCGCGCCGCGGCGGCCTCGGTCACCCGGCCAATCCGCCGTTCCACTCGTGTCTTTAGTGGTCGTATTAGGCCGCGGCCCTCTAGCGCCTCGATCACCGGGGGGATTGACTCGCGGGCGCAGTGGATCGCCTCGGCAATTTGTCGGTCACTGGCACCAGCCTCGACCATCGCGGCAATCAGCAGGCATCGCGACTCATCGCGCAGCATCCGATCGCCCGAAAACCGCCCGCGCTTGGCGGTCGCAATCAGCCCGGAATCGCGCAAAACCGGCGCCGCGGAGAATAGCTCGGGTTGGCCCCGCAGGGCGTCGGCGATCTCGTGCAGGTCGAGCCGCTGCAGGTGTCCACTGTCCAGCCGGCCACTCATCCGACAGCGTCCTCCGGCAAAAACGCCAGCGCCTGCCGCTGCTGGAACCGCTCCAGCTCAGCCAATGGGACGCGCACATCACCACCCGGCAGCACGATCGCGCCGGGAAAATGACCGCGGGCAATCCAGCGCCGGACCGTATGCCGGCACACCGCCAACGCCGCGGCCACCTGGGCGACCGTCAACAAGCGCAGCCGCGCCGGGATCTCCGGGGCGGCAACTGGCTTGGCGGTGGCGCGCTGGGAAGACATGAAAAAAGGCTCCGGGGCTGGACTAAGTGAGGGAGTGAGAAAAGGCCTCAGCGGTCCGTTTCGTTGCATGCTGAGCGCAACCCGTTGCAGGTTGCCCGCTGTCGCCGGCCGAGCGGCCAGCCCCGGAAATTCGTGGAAAACGAGCCCGGCGAAGCCCGCCGCTGCTCCAATACAAAACCGACAGGTCCTTCACGCACGCCGCGCACAGATTCGGCCCCTCGTGATCCGCATGACACAGCCGGCAGATCATGCGAGGTCCCCCAGGTGAATCGTCACCAAATCGCGCTCCACCGTGATGGATGCCACCTCCGAGTCAGCGAACGTCTGCCCACCAACCGCAAAACGCCCCGTTGCATCAAACGCCAACGTGCCCCGGCCCAGCACGCCCGCCGAGCGACACACGCAGGCCCGCACACCGAGGAACACGGACAAGGCCAAAAACATCCGCGCCGGGAAAGGTGACGCGCTCACGCGACCCTCCGCAGTTGGCCGGCACGCACCAGCCGGTTGCCCAGCACACCCCGGCGGAACCGATTCCGCGGGGCAGCAAAGAAAAAGGAGCGGCGCGACACACCGAACTCAATCCCGCCCGGCAGACAATCCGGGCCTTGTGTCTCCCCTTCGACGAACGCAGCGACTAACCGCCGCGCCGCTCCCAAAATTCGTTTCATACTCCCGCCTCCGTGGTCACAGGTTGAGCCGCGGCCGGCGCCCGGCGCTTCACGTCGCGACGCATCAGGCGGCGGAAATACTTCGAGCGGTCCGTATCATCCGACTCGACCAGCCGATCCACGACGCCCAGCAGGTCCACGGGCACCGTGATCGAAATTTGCGTCATTCCGGGAGAGCGTTTCGTCTGCTTCACGGTTGCGATAGTGTATCACACTTTATCAGTGTCAATCACGTTTACTTGCGGCCGACAAAATACAGTGTATTCATCACCCATGCCCCCTGGAGTCCGCGCCGCCGAACAAACACAAGTCAGCATCTCGCTCTCGAGGGAGCTACTGGCGCAGCTCGACACCAGGGCGGCCACGCTCGGCCTGTCTCGAAGCGCCTATCTCGTGCAACTGGCGCGGACCGACGTGGCCGACCGCGGGCCAATGGTCCTGAAAGAAACCAAAACACCCTACAAAAAGGCGGTTCGTGTCAAAATGGAGTGACGGCGCCCTTCCTGCTTTCCTGCCTTCCAAATTTGTCTATTGACATTCAAATGGCCATGCGCTAAACCTCATCACGAAACGGCCGCCGACAGTGCTAGTAACACCGCCGACGGCCTGAACAAAACCAGTAACCATCACTGATCATGTCTGCCTTCATCTTAGACGATACCACCACCAGCCGTCTAGCCCAGCACCTGCTGCAATACTGCGACAGCAACTGGAAGTTCCCCTTGCAACAGATGGCCGAACAAGTGCCCGCCACCGTCGGCGACTCCGGCCAGGTCGAGGCCGCGCTGCTCGCGGTCGAACTGCACCGGCTCAACTGCTACGCCGTTGACCAACGCTACGGCACCGGCGCCGAGACCAGCCTCTTCCGGTTCGATCGCACCGCCCTGACGTTCCACTGCTCCGAAATCCAGCTCTACAAATTTGCCGAATGCTGGCTCTACCAGTGCTCCGAAGGCGATGCCGACCAAAAGCCGCTCTTCGAGATCGTGAAGCGCATCAAACACTCGCTGGCCTCCAGCCTCATTCGCCGGATGCCCGAATACACCGCCGCCAAGTGGGCCTGACCCCGACACGCGCCCCGGCCAGGTGGCCGCGGGCGAAGTCGGCGCCAATCCCGGCCCCGTGAACCACCGAACAAAATGACATTCGACATCTACCAACACGACATTCCCGCCGCCCTCGCGAAACTCGCCGAATCACCAGCGTTAGAGGCAACCCTCACGTGGGACGGCGCGAACAACTACCGCGTGCAGCCAGCGGCCAAATACTGCGCCCTCGACGAGGGCCACCGCGCAATCCTGACCCGCGATGCCCTGCAATCGTGGTGCGATGGAGACCTGAACGCCGACGCGGTGGCAACCGCCGTGCAATGGGTGCAGGAGAATCAAACCGAGTGGTTCAATTTTGATTCGGCAAATTGATTCCTTCGCGCCTTCGCGCCTTCGCTGTTCACCCATGAAACGCCCCACGACCCACGGCGGCCCGCGCCCCGGCGCCGGCCGCAAACCCTCCGGCAAGGTGATGATCAACGCGAACGTGTTGCCCGCCACCGCCGCCGCCCTGCGCCGCGAAGCCAAGCGCCTCGCCAAAGCCGCCGGCACCACCCGTCCCCAACTCGGCCCCGCCATCGACGCCGCCGTGGCCGCCTCGCTCCTAGCCCCTAACCCCTCAAAACCATGATTGAATCCGAAAGCGTCCGCGGCTGGAATGACACCTGCGTTTTAATCGGTCGCACAGTCCGCGTTCGGAAGGCTGGGTTTGGCCGGCACTGCCTCGCCAAAGTGCTCGAATTTAAGGGCCACCCAAAGCCTCCCGGGACCGTCGAGGTCCAAATTGTCAAGGTTGGCAAAACAAGCGGTGGCATCCGGCCGGGAAACCGGTTTGAAGTGTTCTCCGCGTGGCTCGAAGGCGAGCCCATGCACTAGGCCACTCCCCGTTCCTGCTTTCCTGCCTTCCAAATTCATCCCCTCAAAACCATGACCACCGCCCAACACCTCGACGCCGCCCTCGATCACCTCCGCGCCATCGGCCACGGCTGCCAAGCCGATGCCCTCACGCGCCAACACGTCGAATTTGCCAGCGCCCACATCCGCGAAGCGTGGATCGCCGACGACGGCCAGAACGCCAGCACCCCGGCCGACACCCACAAAGCCGTTGCCGGCTTCTACCGATTGCAGGACGCGCTATTAGCCAAAGCCGCCTAGCCCCCTTCGTTCTCTTCGTTTCCTTCTGTTCACCGCGCCTTCGCGCCTTCGCTGTTCCCATGAAGATCCCCGCCTACCCCGGCCACGGCTGGGAAATCACCTCCCGCACCGAGCCCCCCGAAGCGCGCCCGCTCAAGATCGCCTTCGCCAAACACCGCGCCGGCCGGCTCGACGGCCTGCTCCGCAAACACCCCGGCGCCGGTCCCGATGCCGCCGCGCCCTGGTATCTGCGCACCCCCACCAGTTGGCGCCGCGTGTCGCCCCTCGACGGGCCGCCCGTGTGGACGCCCGACGGCATCGTGGCCGCCCTCCGCAACGCCCTCGACCACCTCACCGCCACCAGCCAGGAGCGCGATCCGTTCGCCCGCGCCCGTGCCCGCGTCGCCTACCGGGCCAACCTCACCCTCGCCAAGCTGGCCGCCGATTGGCTCGAACTGGGAATGCCCGGCCTCGATCCCGACAGCGACGGCGCCGCCTTCGCCCCGCGTTCACCCGCCGCCCGCGCCGCCCTCCTGCCGTTCCTCGAAACCGCGTTGAAATGGTGGGGCAGCCACGATCCCGCCGCCGTCACGCAACGCACCATGCGCGACTACCACGCCAGCCGCTGCGCCCAGGTCGCCGCCGGCGCCCGCTCAGGGCAGGGGAAGGGCAGCCGCGCCGTGGACCTCGAGCTAAACGCCCTCGCCCAGCTCTGCCGTTGGGCCGTGGCCGACGAACGCCTCGGGCATAACCCGTTTGCCCAGCGCCCCCGCTTCCGCTCCTCGAAGTCCATCGTCCACTGCCACGCCAAGCAGCCCGACACCGACGAAGAACTTCACCAGCTTGCCCGCCATCTGTTCGGCCGGACCGCCGCCGTGGTCAGCGGCGCCCGGCTCCTGTTTGCGGCGATGACCGGATTGCGACCCGGCGAGCACGGTTTCCTGCAATGGAACGCTCAGGGCCCCAGCCCGAAACACCGGGCCCCGGGCGAACAATTCACCGACGCCAACGGCCGCCGGCTGCTGGCCGTGCAACGGGAGAAACACGGCATCAACCCCGGCGTGGAGATCCACGCGACGCTCGGCGACTTCCTCGACGTGTGGCGCGCCTACACCCTGGAGCGGTTCGGCGCCGGCTGCCCGTGGATGTTCCCGAACAACGCCGGCACCGGCCCGTGCGACAGCGACACCCTTAGCCGCGACCTGCTCACCGCGTGCGCCGCGCTGGGATTGCCCCCGCGCACCGGCCACGCCGCCCGCGCCTACTACGTCAGCGTGCGGCGCAGCCAGGGCCTGAACGACAGCGACATTGCCAGCCACCTCGGCCATCGGTCCGGCGAGAAGATCGTTGTCCGCATCTACGGCGACCCCGGCGACATCCGCGGCACCGGCCGCCTCGACTGGCTCCCCGCCGACGGCACCGCCCCCGCCTGGGAACTCCTGCGCCCGGCCGCCGCGTCCAACCTGGTCGCCTTCGCCCCCGCTGCTGATACGCTACAAGATACGTCCGACCGTATCACCAACCGTCCGCCAGAGTTCACCAAAGTTCACACCGACCCCGCCGCGATACGGTCAAACGTATCAGCCGGCACCCCCTGAAAGCATAAGGGTTGCAACGGTTTCCCACTGCAACCCCTTGCAAATCATGGCGGAAGGGGAGGGATTCGAACCCCCGGATGGGTTACCCCATCTCCTGATTTCGAGGCTGGCGCGGTGGCGTTGTAATTGCCTGCACCGCAGGGCCAGACAAGGCCAGCGTGGGCCGTGATACGGGGCAAGATACGTCAGCGGCTTACTGTTGCGTGGGCAGGAATTTGGCCGACTTGGCTTCGGTCAGGAGCGTGTCGGCCAGCTTGGTCAGGTCGCGATAGACCGATTGCCGGGCGCGCAGGTCCTCGGTCTGCTCGGCGATGCGTTGGGCGAGGCGGACGCTTTCCATGCGGCCCTCCAGCATGTTGGCAAAGGCGCGCAGGTGCGGCGCCAGCTCCTTGTTGCGGGCCCGCGCCTGCCAGTAGAAATGCAGGTCGTAAAGCTCTGAAATCTGCCGGTTCACCGCGGAGAACTCGCCGCCGCGCCGCAAGGCTTTGCCCACGACCGGTAGTTCCGAGGGTTCCTGCCGCGTGGATCCGGGACGCAAGCCCAGCATCTGCTCCAGGCCGGCCACGGTATCCGAGGCCGCCCCACCGCCGACGCCGCGAATGACGTGATCAACGCGGCGCGGGCTCACCTTGTCCGGGAAGGCCCGGCCGAGCGTCGTCGCCAGCCACGAGGTGTAGGGGCCCGACTGCTCGCCCGGCCGCAGGTCCACCTGGGCGCGGGGCACGATGGGCCGGTCGAAGAAGTCCATGTGGTTGCGCGCCTGCTCCCACCCGATCTTGCCCACCACCGGCAGGTCAAACGGGTTCACCGTGGCAAATACGTGACCGAAAGCCGCGTTGACCGCCTCGGGATTGTCCCGGTGCGCGGCATCCAGCAGCGCCTCGGGGATCACCGCAAAGGCGTTCTGCCACTCCGGCGGCCGGGGAATCTGATACACGTTCCCGTTGCCGTCCGGCACGTTCCAGTAAAGGTAACGCTCCCGCCAGGGCAGGGCCCGATACCAGTCCTCGTCCTTGTTCTGCCACCACGAATAGAGCGCCGGCACCGTGAACATGGAAAACCCATACAGCACCGCCTGCGCCGGCCGTTCCTGAAGCGCCCGCAGGAAACCCCGGGTGCCTTGGATGTTGGCGTTGAAGAACGGGATGGCCTGCGACCACAGCTTCGCGTAGCTGCCGCCGGCCGAGAAGTCGGTGGTCACCCGCTTGGCCGCGATGGTCAGGGCCAGCGCCTGCTCGGGCGTCAACGGTTGGCCGGGCGACCAGCCCAGTTCCTTGGAGCGCAGCCGCAATTCCGCGATGCGCGGCACCGCCTCGGTGAAGCTCAGCAACTCGCGCAAGGTCTCAATCGGCGCCGTGACCCGCTTGAACACCTTGCCATGGAACAGCCCCTTGGCCTCGCGCCGGGCGAAACCAACGTCGCCGCCCAGCGGTTGCCCCGCCATCACGCCCAGCCGGTCGAACAGGTCGCGATAGGCCGACGGCTGCCGAGTCAGGCCCGACTTCACCACGTCACCCAACGCCCCAAAGTATTCCGCCACCCGCCGCAGCGGATTGGCGCCGGCCGTGCTCTGCATCAGGAAGGTTTGCAGGTCGCGGGCCGGATTGGTGAACAGCGAGAAGGCCGGCCGCAAGCCCGTGGTGCCCAGCCGGAACGTCCGCGCCGGCACGCCGAGCAACAGGTCGGCCACCAGCGGCAGGCGGGCCGGCTGGATGCCTTCGAGCGCGCCAAACAGGTCCGGGCGGACGAAATACCACTTGGTTTCCCCGTTCACCTTGCGGGCCACGATGGGGTCCGAGCCCTTGGGCGAATCCGCGCCGGTGTAATATTCCAGCAGGGTGTCGGCGGGAATGTTCGTGGTGTCCACGCCCATGCCTTCGAGTTGCTGGCGCAGTTTCTCCACGTTCACCTGCTCCTTCACCTGCGCCCGCGGCACCTCCTCGATCATGCCGCCCATGCCCGGCTGCTGCGCTAGGTGAAAGATGGATTCCATCACCTGGTCGCGATGCGCCCGGGAAATCACCTGCTCGGCCGCCAGCAAGGTCTGCACGTCCAGCTCCTTCACCGGCAACGAACTGCCCCGCATCCGCCGCAAGGCCCCGCCCACGCCCTGATTCTCGCCGGGACGCGACTGGTTGGCGTCGAGCACACGGGCCAGCGGCACGTAATCCTTCGAGCCCGCCCGGATACGGCGAACCAACTCCGCGTTGGCCGGCGACGAGGCGCCCAGGTAGTCGAGCACGCCATCCCACCACTCGTAGTAGCGGCTGGCGGCCAGTTGGAAGTCGGGCGTCTCCAGCGTCTGCCGCAGGTATTGCGCGTCGGCCAGCGAAATGCCCGGGTTCTTGTCCTGCCCCCAGCGTTCGATGGCCCGGCGGCTCCACAGGTAAGACCAAAAGTCCGCGGCGCGCCGGTTCCGGGCCAGCACCTGGTCGGCCCGCAAGCCCTTGGTCACCGGCGCCAAGGCTTCCCGCAGCGACCGGCCACCCGTGCGCTCGCCATTGAGGTTGATCATGGCCACGTCGGCCATGTAGGCGAGGAGGGCCCCAGCCTGCCCGCGCCGGGCGGTGGCAATCTGGAAGGGATCCTCGTCGGCCCGCAAGGCGCGGCCGGCAACCGCCTTGAAGCGTTTGCCCAGCGCCTCGTAGGGGGCAAACTGCTCCACAAAACCCTCGCGGCTGGCATACTTGCCCAGCTCGCGGCGCAGCCGGGCCAGCTTGCCCTCGGCCTCGCCGGTCTGGGCGCGCATCCGCTCCCGGGCACCCATGCCGCGCCACACGTCGATCTCGGCGCGGGCCTGCCGCATCGCGGCGGCCACCTCGGGAAAGGCGGGCAACACCGTGCCCTCCAGCCACGCCGTGGCGTTCGGGGCGCGCTTCGCGATGTCGTCGGTCGTCAGGTAATCCGACACCAGCTCGGCCCAGCCTTCGCCCGCGTAGCCGGCATTCGGCCGGGTCTTGCCATAGAGCGCCTTGCCCAGGGCGACCAGCTCGCGGCCGGCGGCCGGGGGAATACCGCGCACCTTGCCCACCGAAGTGGTCGCGTAAAGCGCGTCGGCCAGGGCGTGGGCCACCTCGTGGGCCGTGGTCGGCAGGTTCAGCCGGTCCCACATGCGGATCACGCGGCTCGGCGTGGTGTAGACGCCGGCATACCGTTTCGACAGGCGGGCGCTGCGGATCGGCGAGGCATCGGCAATGCCGCGGGCCACGTCCACGATGGCCGACAGGCGGGCCTCGATCTTGGCCACGGTAGTGAAGCCCGGCACCAGCCGCTCCATGGTCACCACCATGCGCTTGCTCGGCACGGCCGTGGCGGTGCCCGCCGGCAACGCGGGCAGGCCAAACTGTCCTTGAGCTTCGAGCGGGGAACCGGCGGCGCCGCCTTTCGCTTCCCCGACAGTATCTTCATTGATCCGCTCCCGCCCACCGATCAGCTCGGCCATCTTCGCTGAACCGCCAGCCTTCTCAATGTTGGCCTCAGCCTTGGCAATTGCTCCGGCTCGCGTCTTGGCGTAGGTGTCACCCGGCCGCTGCCCGGTTGTGTATTCGTAGACCGCCCACGTTTTGCCATCGGCCGCCACCACATATTGGTGCGCCGGATCTGCTGGCAACGTCACCATTTGCCCGGACCGCTTCACCGCCGGATTGCCTGAAATTCGAGCCGGAATCAGGAAGTCCACCTTGCCACCCAACACCGGCTTGGACGGCCGGGCAGGTTCCGTTTGTGCAACTACACCTTCCTTCGGCGGCGCATTTAGTGCGGGCGGCGGTTCTGCTGGCGCCGCCACAGGAGGCGGCTCCGGCGGCAGACTATTCCTCAATCGGACGGCCGCCTCGGCCAACAGCTCACGCTGTTTAGGTTCGATCTCCAGCTCCATGTCTTCAGCCTGCCGCTGCAACACGTCGGCCGCCCGGCGGTCGCCATATACCTTGCGGGCATCCTCAATGACGCGGACCACATCCATCTTGGCCGCCCGCGCCACGGGCGCCTTGCCCGAAACGGACGCCCCCGTTTCCAACCGCTTGGCCCGGCCCAGCAACTGGCCCAACTGTTCCTTGGTGTTCCAGACGGTCAACGTGCCATCCCCGGGAATCTCGATGGTGACCTTCTGCCTCGGGTTGTCGGTGTCCTGCATTGTCGGCGCCGCCTCCACCGCCTTCCCTAGCTCACCGATCAGCTTGGCCTTGGCGTCCTTGGCATCGGTCACCAGCGGCTTGCCCTTGCCAGCCCGGCCGCGCTTCACCACCTCACTGACAAACCGCAGGTTATCCATGCCGCCCTGCATGGCCGGCGCCGCCGCGGCGGGAGCCTGCGCCGGCTCAGTCGGCTCTGCCGGTCGCACCTCGGCCGGCTTGGTCATGGATTCCGCGGCCGGCACAGCGGGAGCTTCAGCACTCGCCACACCCGCGGCGCGGCGCAACACCTCAGCTTCGGCAAATCCGCCATGCGTGAAGGCGAATTGACCGCCCACCGGGTCGAACTTGATGGCCTTGGCCTTGCGATACTCGGCCAGCGCCGTGGTTGCCTGCTCTTGCGTCAGTCCGGCCGTTTGCATGGCAAACTCCAGGAACCGATCCTCGGCGTTGACCATGCGTTGCGCGACCGACCGGGTGCCGGGCAATGTCTCCGGCGTCTGCTGTTTCACCCGCCGCCCCATGCCCACCACGTCGATGCCTTCCGCCGGCACGTTCTCGCCCACCCCTTGGTCGGTCGCAAACGGGTCGAGCGGGCGCCCCGGCTCCGCATTCGGAATTCGGAACTCGCCCCTCGGCACTGCCGCGGCGCGGCCGGGCGGCTGTTCCTTTGGCAACGTCCGGGCCCGGCGAACCAATTCCGGCGGCAGCACAAATTCACTGCGCGGCTGAAGGCTGTGCTTGCGCGCCCCCGGCACATTCACAACCCGGTAGGCTTCCAAGTCCGCCTCGGGCACATCGACATAAATGATCCGCCCATCGGGATCGTGGGCGGCTCTGGCGTAGGGCTTGGCCACGTCCGGGTCGGGCGTGAACCAGCGCCCCCGGAATTCGGGCGGCTCAAACGTGGCCCGATCAATTTCACCGGAACGCCCCCACGACGGCGGCCCGGGTTTGGTTTCTCCGCGGTAGAGTCGAACCATCTTTGGCGCCTCAAACCCCGGCCCGACCTCCCCCAGCGGCGCCTCGCGGCGGAACAGCGGCCCGTCTCCCTGCTCCCCGCTCCCTGCTTCGGGCCGCGTGGCGGCCAGCGCAATCTCGTCCGCGCTCTGGCGCAGGGCCTCGATCACCTCGGGGTGGTTGGCGGCATCGCGCAGGGCCACGGCCACGTGCTCGGCCGGGCTCAGCCTGGCCTGCGTCTCGCTCGGCAGGGACCGCCGGAAACCCGGCACGTCGAGCGCCAGAAAGGCGGTGTTGGCCACGAGGTTGCGCAGGATGGCTTCCTTGCGCTCCTGCGGCGGAAGGGCCGCGTATTCCGGCAGGCGCAAGCCTTCCATGAACACCTGCACGGCACCCTGCGAGCCGAGCACTTCCACCGCCTTCTGCGTGGCCGTGGCCTGGGGCGACATGAGCCCGCGCTGGATCAGTTGCCGGTTCACGCCCACGGCCAGCGACTTGCCCGCCTGGGCGACGGCCGGAATCGCGGCGCCCATCACGCCGGCCTGGAACGCGGCCTGCGGATCACCCGTCTCGCCGTAGGTCTGCGCGGCCATGGGCCCGCCGAACGCGGCCATGGGCGGCACACCGTAGGCCGACAACGCCATGCTGGCGCCGAGCACGGGAGCGGACCGGCCCACGTCCTGCAAACCTTGGGCGACGGGCCCGGCGGGGTCGAGGGAAGTCAGGCCGGTGACCTTGCGCACGTCCTCGGCCAGCAGATTGCCGGCGGTGGAGAACACCTTACCGGCCTCGCGCAGCGGTTGGCGCAGCATGAGGCTGGCGGCCTCGGGAACGGCGGCGGCCCACTCGGCGGCGGTGCCCCCGGTGAGCGGCTGGATCACCTCGCGGTCCACGGCGCGGGCGGCGTCAAACCCCACCTCGTGCGCGGCGTTGATCACCCCCTCCAACTGGCCGGAGAACCCGGACCGGGCGGCGGTGTCTTGGTTGTTGGCCTGCATCTGGCCGAACGCCTCGAAGTTGGCGGCGAACTTAGCGTCGCGCTCCAGGTAGGCCGGGAACTTGGTGCCAATGGCGAGGGTCAGCTTGTCGTCGGGCACGTCCGCATATTGCGGATACTTGGCGCGCACCCGGTCAATGAGGCGGTCACTCATGGGTCAGTTGAACAGTCCGAGGGGGTCGTTGACCGCGCCGGCCGCGGTGGGGGCGGCGGCCGGTGCAGTGCCGTTCAGCAGGCCGTCCAGTTCCTCCGTCAGTTTCTGGCGGCGGGGCAGGTTGGATTCAACCTTGAGCTGGGCGAGGATGGCATTCACCCGCGTCTTGGGATCCACGCCCTTGGCCGGAGTGCGGACCAACTGCATGCCGTTGCGCCCGGGAATCGCCTGCCCGATCACGTTGCCCTCGCTGTCGGTCACCGCCACGGCCTGCGCCTGCTGCTTGGCCGGGTTGGTGCCGGTGGGAATCAGGCTGTTGCCAAACGTGGCGACGCGCGCCCCGGTCACGGGATCTTCCTGGAAGGCCAGCTCGGCCCCCGCATTCCCCCGCTGCCCCATCTGTTCCGCCCGGAGCAGTTGCGCAAGCGATGTGGGTTCGAGCGTGAGCCCGCTTTGGCCGGCGGCCTGCACGATGTCGGCGAGGCCCACGTCGCGGGCGGGTTGCGGTTCGCCGGCCAGCGTGTTGGCGAAGTCCATGCTCGGTCCGCCGCCGGTGCCCATGAGGCTGGCGAGCGATTGGGTAAAGCGTTGCCCCGCGGCGTCGCGTTCGTTGGCCCGGTTCATCTGGCCCTGTTGCAGGTCGGCATACACCTTCGACAGGTTATATTCCCGGTCCTTGTTCGACTGGTCCTGTGCCAGCTTGTCCTTGGCCGCCTTCATGCCGATGCCGGCCACGTAGCCTTCGAGGTCGGCGAGGCCCATGGTCTGCACCTCGTCCTTCAGCTCGGGGTTGTAGATGCCGATGGTCTTCCGCAGCGACGACGCCTTCTGCGACTGCTGCTTGCGTTGCTTCACGGCGTCGGCGAGAGAATCGGCGGCGCCGGTGATGCCGCGGAACAGGAATTCCCCGGTGCGATTGGTAACGGTGGGCTGGTAGGGCATGGTCAGGCAGCGGTGGGGGTCAACTGGTCACGGGCGACGATGGGCCACAGGTCGGCGGCGATGGCCTGCATGTGGATCCAGCCGCCGCAAAGGAAGGCGACGGCCAGCGGCATCAGGTTGCCGCTCAGCCGCAGGGTGTTGGCCAGCGGACCCGTGGGGGCGATGACGCTGGTGGAGTAAAGGCTGGCGATCAGCGCATGCACGGTGGCGAGCGCCATGTGATTGGCCCGCCAGAATTCGCAGTTGGTGAGCACGGCCACCTCCATGCAGCGGTCCACGGCGTTCACGCGATGCCGGCCGGGCTCGTCAATGTCGTCGTCCACCTGGTGCGCGTGCGCGTGGAAGGCCATGAGGAACAGGAACGCATCGTCCCGGTTCAGCGCGGCCCGGCGGTAGAGGTTAAAGAGTGGCGGCACGTTCATGGCAGCAACGAACAGCGAAGGCGCGAAGGCGCGAAAAGGCTTTTGCCATCCTCCGTTCCTGCTTTCCTGCCTTCCAAATTGTCCTCTCCGATTTCCCGCAGTTCCAAATCCGTGGCGGCGCTGGTCATGGGCACGCCGGGCAGCCACCGCTCGAAGTTGGCGAACAGGCCGAACCAGCCGAACGTCATCGCGGCGTGGGCGCAGTGCGGGGCCACCTCGAAGGCGCGGCCGATGTGGCGCCACGTCATCAGCTTGCCGGGCTGCTGGTCGCGCCACCACGCCATGCGCCCGCCCAGGAAGATCAGCGTGCTGCGGATGTGCGGGTGGACATGGCGGGGAATGAAGGCATGGCGCGGCGCCAGCCAAAGTTCCAACTGGCGACCCCGGCCCAGCGGCAGCGTGAGCCCGTAGCACCCGAAGCGGCGTTGGAAGAAGCGTTTCACAACGAGGACAGGAGGCTGCTCTTGCCGGCGCTCTTGGCCGCGGCGCCGAGCGCGGCGGAATCCTTGGCCTTGAAGCCCAGCGCCTGCCGGACCGAATCGCGGGCGTCGTCGCGGAACTGCTCCCGGCGTTCGGCCAGGCCCCGGCGAAACTCGGTGCCGCGCATGAGCAGGCTGTCGTCGGCCACGCCCAGTTCCTGCATGCGCTCCATGCGTTTCACCCAATCCTCCTCGGACATGGGCGGGGTCATGCTGCCGGCGCCGGGCTGGATTCCCCGCGGCATCGGGGTGGCGTTGTAGTTGTTCATGGTCACAGGGCTGAGCCCGCGGCGGAAATGCCGGCGCCCGCGAGCGCGGCCGAGTTGTTGGCGCTGGACACGGCGGCGTCGCGCTGGCTGTTGGCGTTCCAGTCGAGCATGTTCGAGGCCCCGCCGTAAATTTGGTTGGTGGCGCCCTGCGCGTTCTGGTTTCCCATGCCGAGAAGGCCCATGCCCGCATTGGCGCCGCTGGCCCGGCCGGTCACCAGTTGGAACGGGTCGCCGCTCGTGGCCTGGTTCAGCCCGGCAATGCCCGTGGCGCGCTGGAAGTTGTTCTGGAAGTAGCGTTCCCCCGCGTCGCTGGTGGCCAGGGCTTCCATGATGGCGTCGTTGGCCCCGAAGCCGAAGCCGCGGCCCCCCTGCGCGGCGCGAATGTTCTGCTCCACCTGCCGCTGGATGCCCGGCGGAAGCTGCCGGCCGGCACTCAGCCCTTCCATGGCGCTGGCGTTGAGCGCCTGCATGAGGGCCTGCTGCTCGGGATTGGCGGCGCGGAATGCCTGCACGGCGCCGGCGCCCAGCCGCTGCACGTCGGCAATGTCCTGCTCGCGCTGCGCGGTCGAGGCTTCTCGATCCGCCCGGGCGGCGGTCGGGCTGGCGTCCTTGAAGTAGATGTCCAGCAGGCCGCGGGTGCCGTCGTCGGGCGAGCCCAGCAGTGTCTGCTCCAGTTGCCGGCGGTTGATGGCGCCCAGCCGCGGGGAATACTTCTCGGTGGCGGCCAGCGATGCCTCGGTCTCGGCGGCCACGTCGCGGGCTTGGATGTCGGGCGACATGTCAAACCGCGTGCCGGCGGGTGCGCGGAGCCGCCAGACATGGCCGGCTGCAAACTCTTGGTTGAGGAAGTCCTTCATGCGGCAAACGGGGTCAGCAAACTTTCGTGCAGGTAAAGGGTGGCGCCGTCGGTCGTGCGCCGGCAGATCCACACACGGCCGGGCAGGGGCGACTCCGGCACGACGGGGTGAAGGTCGCCTTGGCGGTCGCGGTAAACGTGGGTGGGGGTCATGCGAAACAAAGTTGGTCGGCCGTGGGCTGGTTGGCGCGGTGCCCGCACAGGCGGGCAAGGCGTTCCACGTATTCGAGGGAGTAGAGTTTGCGGCGGCCAGGATGGCTGAGGTTCGTCTTGCGTTCCGAGCAGGGCACGCGGTCGGCCAGTATTTCCTCCACCCACGGATATTGCCGGCGGAACTCGGCGACCAAATCGGCCGCGGCCTCGGGATCCACGGCCATCACGTTGGCCACGTAGAGGGTGCCATCGTCCTGGAACCAGCCGATGCCGAGCGCCTGTCCCGGCAGCCAGATGCACCGGACATGGCGCTGCGTGAGGTAACGCCGCAGCGTGTCCTCGGGCTTCGCCTTGAGCTTCGGCGTGCCGTGCTGGCGGATGAACTGGAGAAGGTCGGGGTTCATGCGAGCAGGCGGACTTCCAGCGCGGCCCGGGTGCTGGCCACGTCGCCCACGCTTGGAACGCTGAAGCCAATCCAGAAACCCTCGGTCGTGGGCGTGGTCGAGTAGGGATGATGCGGATACGCCGGCCCGCCCGACAACGCGGTGGCGATGGACGCGACGTTGTAGTTCGCACTGGCCAGCGCCGTGGTGAAGTCCACGAAGTAGCGGGTCAGGCTGTTGTTCTTCACGATGCCGTCGATGTTGTTCGGCGTGCCGCTGAAGGGGCTGGCGGTCCAGTAGCGCACCGTGTTCACGCTGGCGCCGGTGCTGCTGATGTTCACCAGGTCGCTCAGGCTGGCGGCAATCGCCCCGGCCTTGGTGGTGTGCAGCTTCACCGTGTCGACATCCACCACGTCCACGTAGTAGGGCACGTGGGCAGTCGTGCCGCCGATGGTCGTGGCGTCGAACCACATGAGTTGGCCGTCGCTCCAGCCGTGCGCGGTGATCGTCACCGTGTCGGCCGTGGCATCGCTGCTCACCGTGGCAATCGTGCTCGTGCCCGCGCTGGGGTCGAACACCGCCATGGCGGCCGACGTGCTGGCCGGCGCACTGCCCGCGCTGGCCGCGGTCACCCGGCCGTTGACATCGAGCGTGATGCTCGTGGGGTAGGCAATCGCCCCGGCCCCGGGCCCCACGCTGGGCAGGGTGAAGCTGGTCGAGTTGAGCAACTGCCAGTAAGCCCCGTCGAACGTCACCGCCACAAACCGGCCGGCGGTCAGGGCGCCCGCGGCCACCGCGGCGCCGTCGGGCGCCCGCACGGACACGGCGCCCAGGCCGTTCACGTTCAGCGTGCTGGCGCCGGTGTTGGTCAGGGCCGCGCCCACCTTTAGCACCAGCAACCGGCCGGTCAGGTCGCTCACGTCGCCGATGGTGATGCCGGCCAGCGTCGTGGTGTAGGTGTTCACCGCGCCGCCCAGCTCGCCATAGAGACGGTCCGGCAGGTTGGGTTCGGCCAGTTGCCAGTAAGTGCCGTCGTAACGCACTTCGACCATGGCCCCGCTGCGGAGGTCGCCGGCTTCCACGTCCTGGTCGGCCAGCTTCTTGAGCGCGACGGCGCCCAGGCTGTTCACGTTCAGGGTGGCGGCCCCGGTGTTGGTGAAGTTCAGCTTGAGGATCAGCCACGCGCCCGCGGTCAGGGCCGACAGCCCCGGGGACGGCGCGGCCACGTAGGCATTGGCGCTGCCCGTGGTCAGCGCGTAGGCGATGGGACCGGGCTTGACGTGCGTGCTGTTGACCGAACTCGCCGCGAGTTCCGAGGAACCGACGGACCCGGCAATCGTGATGGTCGGCAACGCCGCGGCGTTGAGGTCGTCCACGTCAAACCGCACCTCCGAGGTGAAGGTGTAGCCGCGGGCGACTGAAATGGTAAGTGCCATGCGCCTGTCGAGGATTCAGGCGCGGGAGCTGGCGGCCCCTGCTACATTGGCGGGCATAAATTAGGCCGGGTCACCGCCCGTGGCAAGTGCGAACCGGCCGGGGAAGGGGTGAACAGCGAAGACGCGAAGGCGTGGAGAATCTGGAAGGCAGGAAATCAGGAAGCCGAAGCAGGGAGCTATGGCCATGGCCACCCGAGTGGCGTAGATGCGAGCGCTTCGCCGTCCATCCAGAAGGTGGCGGTGGTCGTCGTCTGCGAGATCCCCACACACTTCAGAATCTCAAACGGGCGGCCGGGATGTTGGCGCGACAGGCGTTCGGCCTCGGTCTGCGCACTTGAAAGCGTGGCGTGTTTCACCTTTGGGACGGACGTGCCATCAACCCAGAGGATGCGGTAATACGGTTTCATCAGTTTCTATATTCCTGCTTTCCTGTTTTCCAGATTCACCTTCGCGCCTTCGCGTCTTCGCTGTTCATTGGGTCTGCGGTTGCACTAACCCCCGGATGGCGGCCACGCGGTCCACGCCGCGGGCGGTGGTGGCGTCGTAGCTGCAATGGATCAGCCGGGCGTGCATCGCCGCGGGCACACCGTAGCAGGCCATCACCCCGCGCACGTCGTGGGTCTGGTCGTTCCGCCACAGTTCGTGCCACAGATACATGTCGGACGTGTGCAGTTGGCCGTTGAGGCAGTCCACCGTCAGCAGCTCGCCGGACAACACCCGGTCCACAAAGTCCTGATAATGGCCGCGGGTGCCCAGCAGCAGCCCGGCGTTGGGATGCGCCCCGTCATGCCACGCGAGCAACCGCGCTTGCAGGCCATGCTGCGCCATACCGTCGCGGGCTTCCTCGGCGGTGAAGCCCACGTTCACCAAATCATCGTCGCACCAGAAGCCACCCACCTGGGCGGCCACCAGCCACCGGCGCCAGCAGGCTTCCTCGTAGGCGCGGGGATTCACCGTCGGCAGGCCGGTGATCACCGTCTCGTAACTGCCCGCCTGCGGATGCGCGCTCGCCTCGGCCCGGGTATGCACCACCGGTTCCCAGCCATGCCGCCGCCACGACTCCGCCCACAGGCTCAGGATCTCCGCCCGGTCCATCCCTGGCACCGGCTCGTGATAGGTGTGAACGGTCATGCCTTCGTTTCCTCCTTCGCGCCTTCGCGCCTTCGCTGTTCCATCTGCCGCTGCTCCCTGAGCACCCGGATCAAGCTCCCGTCCTTGTTGCGATGGAACACCACCGCCTCCTTGGGAATCCGCCGCAGGTCGTCCACCGTGTGGAACGTGGGCGGATGATCGAGCCGGCCAAACTCTTGGTGAAACAGCGCGGTGGCGTGCGCCTGCGGAGTCAGCACGTCCGCCATGGCGATGTCCCACGCGGTCCCCATCTGGTCGGCGCGGAAATGGTGGAACACGCTGTGATGATACGCCGCGTTGCCGGTCAGGTGCCGCGGGTAGTCATTGGTCGCCGGCTCGATGAAGCCCATGTAGGGCCGGCCGCACGCGGCATACTCGGCGCGGATCGCCTCGAACCAGCCGGGCTTGAGCGGGATGCAGTCGGGTTCGTTGAACCAGAAGTCCCGGTGGTGGCAGCGGCAATGCTCGGCTGCGGCCAAGAAACTCCAGTTGGCACCCGTCGGCCACCCTTCCCTAGGGAGGTCGAAAGGCGTAAACACAACGTCGTAGGTCGCAAAGGCGGCGCTAGTCATGTGTGCCACTTCGTCGGCCAACTCCTGCGAGCCCGGCACTACCAGAACCGCCTTGGCCGGCACTTGGCCCAGCTCGGCAATCCACCCCAGCAACTGCCGGAACCGGTGTTCATCCGCCGCACAGAAGGGCAGCACACACACAAACTCCCGCCCCGGCGTGAACTCCACCTTGGCCGTCGAGTGCTTCAGTTGCCGGCGCAGGTCGTCCCGCTCGCGGAGCAGGCGGTTGACCACTTCGCTGGGTTGCGCTTGGGGAGGTCCCGGGAATACGGGATGCACCAACTCCACCCGTTCCGTTTTGCGTCGTCCGAAGACACGCGACAAAAGATTCATGCGAGCCAATGTAGATTGGCTCAGGAGTGGATGCGCGGACAGTGCCACCGCCCCCATCCACAATCAACTCCAATCTCTATCCACCGCCCATCAAACCACCGCCGGCCCGCGGCGCTCGTCCGCCTTGCACTCCACCGACAGGTCGTTGACCACCGTGCGCCCGCGGCTGCCGGTCACCTCGATCTGCACATAACGCCCGCGCCGGTGAATCTGCCGGGCCTGCTCCAGCTCCTGGTGCAGGTCGCCGGTCAGGCCGTTGGCCACCAGCTCCAGCCCGTTGGCGCCTACGTTCAGCGCGTAGTCCTGCCGGTAGGGCGTGTGGAAATCGTCGCCCTCATTCGTCGGGTCCCAGGCCGTGGCGTCGTGCGGCCGGTCGTAGGCCGTGGCGCTGCGCGTCTGGCTCGTCACCAGCGCCCGATCTTCGGCGACGCCCTCGACCACGGCGGCCAGGGAATGCTGCGGCCACCACGTCGATAGCCGGAAGCGGGCTTCGCCGAACCGTTTCCGCCCCGGAATGCCGGCGCCGTAACCGCGGCTGCGGAAGGTCGTGGCCACGCTGGCGCTGCTCCAGGCACCGAGACTGCCGGGAATCTGGTCGAGGTAACCGTCCTCATACAGGCACACGTAACCGTCGTCGGAAATGTAAATCAGCCGAATCTCGCCGCCGTAGGGAATCTTCAGCCAGTCAAACACCTTCACCACCGCCGCCGTGTCGTGCCCGCACCACCGCTGCGTGAGCGTGTCATAGACCAGCACGGCGTTGTTGTAGGTCGCCTCGTCGAGCGGCACGGCCACGTAAACCTTGTTGTCCCAGAAGGCCATCGTGGCATTGCCCGAAGCCTGCCAGTTGATGCGCTGGATCAGCGGGTCGATGTCGCGGCTCACCGGCACGTCCACGCCCTGCAACTTGTTCTGCTCCGTCTGCCGGATCGAGCACACCCCGCGCCGATGCGCGAGGAACCACACGTCGTTGCCCACCTGCACCACGGCCTTGGGCGAGCGGATGCCGTATTCGGTCGAGATGCTGTCGAGCCGGGCGTTGGCGCTGATGTCCGCGTTGGTGCCGTAGATGTTCGACACCGCGTAAACCGAGTCCTCCTTGAACGCCAGCAGCGTGGTCTCGTTGAACTTGTAGAGCGCCACCAGCGAATCGCGGCTGCCCTGGTTGATGCGGAAGGCGTTGTAAATCGCGTCGCCCTTCAGCGTGTCGAGCGTCGAGCCGAAGTCCGACACAAACACCAGGTCACGGTAACTGGCCGACACGCCGCTGCGGTCGATCACGAACAGGCGGTTGGCAAAGTAGATGCCGTTGTCCGACGCCGGCAGGGCCCGCGTGCCGCCCGTGGGCACCGGCAACGTCTTCCACCCCTCGTCCAGGTCGTCGCAGTAAATTGGGTCGTAATCCTCGCCCCGCAGCATCACCAGCCCGCTGAAGGTCTGGAGGATCTGCACCCGCTCGGGAATCACCGTGCCGGCGGGCAGGGGCATCTGCGATCCCGTGGTGCCCGGCCGCGTCTTGTAAACGCCGCTGGTCGTGGCGATGATCAGCCACACCCCGCCGCCGATGGGGTCGTTGAACACGCCGGCCCCGGCGACGTTGCCGTAGGGCAGGATGTCGCCCGGCCCGTAGCCGGCCTCGCTGCGGGCGCCCCACGACAGCAGGCGCACGCCCTTGCGCGGCGCGGCCCGGCCATCACGGAACCGCAGGTTGATGCCGAGCGCGGCCAGCCCCGGCTCCAGTTGTCCCGGGTCCCGGCGCATGTCCACGCCCACCCAGCCGCGATCTCCTTCGAGCGTCATATCAGGTTCAATTTGGAAAGCAGGAAGGCAGGAAGGGAACCGGGCCGGTCTGCTCGGTTCCTGCTTTCCTGCCTTCCAGATTCATTCCCTTCCGCCGGCTGCCTTCACGTAGTCGGCTTCGGTCTTGGCGTTGAGGGCTTGCAGTTCGGCGATCTGCTCGGGCGTCAGTTCGCCGCGTTGCTTCAGCAGCCGGAGCACGTCGAGCGCAAACGGCGCAAGAGCCTTGGCGGCTTCGATGGCAAGCGGGATGGCGATGGCAGTCATTTGGCGAAGGCGTTGACGGTGGTTTCGAGGTTGGTGAGCAGGCTCAGCACCTGGCCGGCGGCCGGTTGCTGCGTGTCGTAGCGGGCGGCAGCGAAGGCGGTGGCCCAGGCGGCGGAGAACTTGCGGCGCGCATCGTCCACTTGCAGCCGGCGTTCGAGGAGCTTCGCGTGGGCGGCCTCCCGCTGGCCATCGGGCAGGGCATCGGCTCGCTTCTGCTCCTTGGCCACGTAGCTGCCCCACAGCTTCATGGCGGCGTCAGCACCGTATTGGATGCCGGCGAGGGTCTTTTGGCTGTTGGCTTTGGTGGAAGCGCATCCGGCAAAGAAACAGCCTATGCCAAGCAGCATGAGGCAAAGGAGTATCTTGCCCAGATGGTCCTCAATCCACCATTCCACTTTGTCGTGCCACGGAATCGGGCGGCCGTAGATGTCGGTTTTTGGGGTCTTCATGGTTTTGGAATGTTCACCGTTTGGCCGGTCCGGGCTTGGAGCGGGAGTTTCACGCTGGCGATGTAGTCGGCGAGGAAAGCAAGCAGGCGATAGGTGCGGCTGGCGAACAGGGCGTTAATGCGGTCCACGGCATCGGCGTCCTTGGTCGAGACGCTGAATTCCACGAAGGCCGCGATGGCTTCCTCCAGCTTGCCGGACACCAGCTTGAAACCGACGCGGGCGGTGCCGATCCACGTCAGCGCGGCGGCGAGCCAGCCGTGTTTGGCGGAGTAGGTATTGAGCAGGCCGGCAATGAGCGTTTCTTCGTTCATCGTTGTTGGGTGTTGATGCTAGCACGAACGGAATCGAGGGAGGATTTGATGACCCAGCCGCCGATGGTGATGCCGAGGAAACTGAGAATGCCGATGACCAATCCCACGACCGCGACGTGGACGCGTTGCTCGGTCTTGAGGTTGTGCAGTTCGGCGGTGATGTCGGTCTTCAGAGTGTGCATTTGGTTGTTGTGTGCCTCCCAGCGGCCCCGGGCTTCCTTCTCAAAATCATCCAAGCGCGCCTCGGTGCGGTTGGCTTGCTCCCGCAGCGCGTCCACTACCGGCTCCAGATGGGTGAGTCGGTCTGCCATTGCGTTCAGGCGTTTCCATACGTCGGCCTGGCTGAGGGGTGCCATTTCATGGTTGTGTAAACATTGGCGGCGAGTAAGGCGCGAGGCTGTGGGTGGCGAGGAACTCGAAGGGCGCGGCGCCGTTGGTCAGGTCGTAGTCAAACACGCGAGTGACGCCTGCGAACGGCGGCGTGTTCGTCAGCGCGTCGAGCTTGGCGCGATTGGTCGCGGAGAACGGAGCCGCACACCAGAAGTGCGTCACGTTGGTCGCGGGTGGCGTCATCAACGCGGCGGTGAACGTGAACTCACCGCCAACCGGATCGAACTCTGCCTTGGCCACCGCGTTGGCCGCGTCGCGGAGTGCGGCGGGAACGATGACCACGGTGCTGGTCTGGGCCAGCAGCGCGAGCGGGAGTATTGCGAGCAGGATGGCAAGGATGATTCTCATGGCGCAGGGGTCCCATATTTCTCAGGTGACCGTAGGTAAGCCTCCACGTTCTGCCGCTCCGTCGTGGTCAGTGTTCGGTTGTAGAAGATCAGCTCGGCGGCGTATTGGCTTGAGTAAGCGGTGCCCTGACGGAATAGCCGCGCAAAATCATAGGCTCCACCACCTGCTTGCGGGGTGAGCGTGCGCGAAGTTCCATCGGTCCACAGATACGGCGTGCCTGCGTCATCCTGTCCGGTCAGAACGTGCCAGTCTACCGATGGAATTCCGCTCCAGTAACGCTGCAACGTCCGCGTTCCAAGATACGTTTGACTCGCTGCGCCCCATTCTACCGGGGAGTAGGGAGCCATGGCCGACGAGTTGTTGTTGCTGAGGAACACTGCGTAGGCGCCGCTGGATGTTCGCTTCTGGACCACAAACACGGTCCAACTTGCGGTTGAGGAAACGGTTGAACTGAGGTCATACCAGTCATTCACCCCGTCGGTCAGCACGGCGCGGTGACCGTTGACCTCGCTGACTTGAATAGTTGCGCGGGATGCAACGGTGCTTTGCGTCGCGGAGATCGTCGTTGATCCGTGCGCGGGCCACGTCTCAAAGGTATCGCCGTCACTGCCAGAAATGTCATCGGCAACCAGCCAGATCGTGAGCCCGGAAACGTCGGCCGGGCTGAATGCCGCCGCGCTCGCCCCGTTCTGCGCGAAGAACAGCGGCGTCGGCGCGTAGCAGCGGAGCGCGAGCAGGAGGGAAAGCAGAACCGTTTTCATCGCATGGCGGGTGGGTTATACGTGGGCGGTGTCTTACATCCGCACGCGAGTCCACACAGCAAAACCATCAGCAGGAGTGACCAAGCCCGTCTGGGGTTCAAACGCATAGAGTATTTCATCGGAGCACAGGCAGAGGTTGAGAACATGCGCGGAGCGATCCTGCAAACAGGAGGCTTCGCCGAAAGTGTGGCCGGCATCACGCAAGCCAGCTTTGACCAATGCAAGGTCCGCTTCGTGCGCGGCCCAGCGGGCAAACTGCTCGCAGTCGAATGTTTCCGGGATAAACTCCAGTTTCTTGCCAGCGAGATAGCTCCCGAACTCAACAAGCCATTCCCGCGACGGCGCGGCATATGCCGAATCCATGAGCACGATGTCGCGCACGCCAATGGCGCGCAGCTTCGTATAGATCAGTTCGATGGAAACAGCTTTCATCTCAGTAGGCTCCCAGGTTGACCGACACGCGGTTGGTTCCACCGACCGACACCACGCTCCACGCGAGTTCCGCCCAGCCGTTCGTGGCGCCGGTAATCGTGAGTGTGGTTGAGCCCGTCGCCGTCGCGGCGGAGCTGCCCGCGGCGCGGCCGGGTGAACTGACGAGCACGGTGACGTTGGTGGTCGCGGGAATCAGATGCACCGCGCCGCTGTCATTGTCCGTCAATCCCGACCAGAGCAATTGGAAGTTGTTCGTGACCGTCAACAGGCTGCGTTGCATCGGCCCTTTGCCCGCTGTGATCGTGACGTTTGTGGTTGAATAGGTGAGCGTCTCGGTCGTGGGCTTGAGCGCGACCTGGACGCCTTCAACGGCTAACTGACCAGCACTCAACCGCGCCAGCGTCGTGTCGGAGGCGTTTCCAAGTTCAATGTTGGCCGCGAGTTGCAAGTCGCCGTCGCGCTGGACCGTGACTTTCGTGGTCCGACTTTGAACGGTCGTGCCACTGCTGCCTGCGTCGGGAGTTTGGAAGATGATGTCGCCGCCCGTGGTGCTGTTGCCGGTGCCAGCCGCCGCTTGCAAAACAAGGTTGGTGCCAGGCGAGTTGCTGCCGCTGCTCGCGTCCTCCGGCCGGATTACGAGCTGGCGCGGTGAGGCGCCGCCGCTGCCGGCGCCGCCGAGGTAGCTGGTTTCCGTCGCGGTGCCGCCGATCAGCGCCATGCCTACGCCGGCCGTTTCGTTCCACAGATTCCAAGCGGCGGTGCCGACTCCGAGGCCGAGTGATTGCGTGATGCCAGAAGTGCGGTTGGCCTTGAGGATTCGGACGCCGCTCGCGTTTCCGGTGAGCGTGGCGACGTTGCCATCGGTCGCTTGGCCGATGGCCAGCGAGCCGCCGTAGATGTTGGTCCCACTGCCCTGTCCGGCGACAGGCACGTAGTTGGCCGATGTGCCGGTGGCGCCCCATTCCCACGGCGTGGTGGCGAGCACCGAGTTGCCGCTGAAGACGTTTGCCACCGAGTTGTCGCCGACGCTGAAGCCGTAGTCGTTGGAACTGTCGATTTCGTTGCCGGTGAAACTGTTGTATGAGGCGCCGTTGGTCAGCACCACGGCGCGCACGGTGTTTGTGCCGTAGAACCCGGACTCGATGACGTAGTTGCCGACGAAGGTGTTCTCGTCGGCGCCGTCGAGGAACCAACCGCCCTCGTAATTCTGGTCGCTACGGTTCCCAACGAACGTGTTGCGAATGGTTCCGCTGGCAGACCCGGTGCCGGGTCCGCTGGGCGAGTAGAGTGCCCACGAATATGCCGGACCGTCCGTGTAGGTGATTGTCCCACTGCCCGCCGTCGTGAGCGTCTGCGCCGTGCCGGCCTCCGCATTGTCAAGCGTGGTGGCGACCGAGAAGGTGGTGGAGCTGAGCCGAATGACGTAGTAAGGCCGCGTGCTCACCAACGGGCTCGGGAGTGAGCCGGTCGCGTAGGTCCAGAGCAGTGCGCCCGTGTAGAGATTGTGCGTTGCGCTCGCCGTCAGGATGTTGCCCGAAACGGACGAGATCGTGCCTTGCAGCCCATTGGTCGCGTTGCCGCTGTGGTTGCCGACAAAGGTGTTCTTCCACGTCGAAATGACCTTCCACGACGGTCCGAAACTCGCGTAGGTCATGTTGTGCGAGAAGTCGGAGTCGGCAATGTCGTCCAAGAGGATTCCGCGGCCGGATTGGATGATGTTGTTGCGGAACAGCAGGCCGTTGATGTCCCTGAACCATGCCGACGGACCTTTCGCGGAACCGAGATAACAGTTGTCGATGGAGATGTTCCACATGTGGCGCGCCTCGATCAGCGGCCGGAATGTGTTGGTCTGGTTGCTCTCGTTGCCCTGAACGATCAGGTTTTGCAGGCCGGAGTTGAGGAATCGTTTCTCGGCCGGCGTGGTGCCGTCCCACATGGAAATGTTTTCCTGCCGGACATAGCCGCCGGTCGAATCGAACCGGATGGCCGTGATGTCCGCCCCGTTTTCCAACGCGACGCCGCCGGAGTAGCCGCCCTTGTAGAGGGTGGCATTGGTCACGATGGTGGCGGCTTCCGTGTAGGTGCTAGGGCGCGCAGCGATAAGTTTGGTGTTACGCTTTACGACGAGCGTTTCGCTGATGCGATAGAGTTCCGGGAAGAACACTTCAGCGCCGTTCAGCGTGCTGGCGTAGTTCACCGCTGCTTGCAGCTTCGGTGAGTTCTCCGCGCCGTAACCGGCCCCGGCGGTCGGCCCCCACCAGCGCACGTCGAGCAGAGGGCTGTTGACCACGCGCTCGAAACAGAAGGTTGCGCTCAGCGCCGACGGGAACCAAATGCCGTTGTCAAAGGTGATGCCGTTGGTGGTCACGATCCTGAAATCGCCGCCCTGCGAACCTAGGACCCGGAACGACGAAAACAGGTCCGAGTTCAGCGGGTTCACGCTGTTGGTCATCGTCGCGATGTCTGGCACGCTGCGGACGCGGGCGCGGACCGAAGTCGCGGTGAGTCCAACATTCAGGGCCATTCCGTAATCAACTCCAAACACCAGCTCGGGCTCGTCGGCGAGGTTGTAGTTCAGTCCGCCGCTGAACGTGAGGTTCACGGCGGTGCCGTTGGTCGTGTTCAGCTTGTTGGCCGCACTGTTGGTCGCGATGGCGTCGATGTTGTAGCCGTTTAGCGTCGCCCCCGTGATGGCGCCGCCCACGTAAAGGTTGGTCAGCACGCGGAAGTTGTTCACCTGCTGCTGCGCGGCGGCGGCAAACCCAAACCAAAGCGCCAGGACAATGACCCACAGTGTTCTCATGGAAATGTTCATCCGACCCACCCCGTGTTGCCGGTGCCGGTGGCCTTGACCCACGTTTGGGTGGCGGTGCTGGATACCTGCTGCACATAGATGCTGCCGGGCACGGCGGTGACCACGCCCTCGGGCGAGCCGGTGCCGGTGTAGATCCGCGGGCCGCTGCTCGCGGTGCTGCTGCTGGCCGCCTCGTCGTCCACGGCGGTGTAGGTGGCCGTGTTGCTCCACGCCACGCCGTTGAACCGGTGGGGCCGCACCTGGAACTCGATCCACACGCTGGGCTGCTCGGTGTAAACCTGCACGCCCACCTCGCTCCGGCGCCATGGCACGTGCGGCGCCCCGGCGAAGGCCCGGGGATTCTCGGCGAACACGCCCATCACCCGGCCGATGCTGGTGAAGCCGGTCTGGATCGGCGACACGTAGGGATCGAACGCCGCGAGCACGCCCCAGTAACTGGTGCTGCTCGGCAGGTTGCCCGTGCTGGCCGTGTGGCATTGGTAGAACCGGCCGGTCTCCGGGTAGTAGGCGAGGTCGCCGGCCACGTAGGCCGTGGTGGCGCTGTAATCGGCGGCGGAATAGGCCCGGGCGCAGGCGGCCCAATAGGCGCTGTTCTCGGTCCACACCCCGCCGCTTTCGGTGGCCGGCTCGTTGCCGGTGGTCGCCCGCAGCGCCTGGTAGTAGGTCTGCGTGGGCGGGTAGAATACTTCGGCGCCCGCGGCGTAGGCGGTGCCGTCCACGTAATGGTCGCGGAACCAGCGTTGCTCGCACCGTTGGAAGCCCAGCGCACCCACGCGCCGGGCGATGTTGGCCAGGCCGCGGTTCACGCCGTCGCGGATCAGGGCAAACTCGCTGGCATCGAGGTTGTCGGGGTCGAGCCCCAGCAGCCGGGCGATGCTGGCCTGCAAATCGGAGTAGGGGGCGGTCCTCATCGCGTGAACACTTGGATGGGTTGGCCGTTGCCGTTCTCCCGGTGGTAGTTGAGCGCCAGCAGGTTCAGCGCGGCATCAGCCACGCGCCGTTGCGGCAGCACCTGTTCCACCAGCGACCGGCCGAGCGCCTGCATGGCGTAGGCCACCGCTTCCTCTTCCAGGTAGGGCAGCCATTCCTCGGGCAGCACGAGGCGGTTCCACTTGGCCGGGTGGGTGTCCGGCGATTGCGCGGCGGTCGTGTCGCTCACGCATTCCCAGAAGTCGCCGGCGTAGTAAGCCTGGGAGGGCATGGTGGTTTAGCGAACCAAGGGCGTGGCGTGGATGTCGCTGCTGGTGGCGCCCTGCCGGATGAACTTGGCGGCCTTGGCCACGGACAGCGGCACGATGGCGGACCAGCCGGCCGCGAGGTAATGCCCCTCGCTGGCGGTCGGCGTGCCTGCGCCATCGAACACGGCCCGGATCGGTTGCGGCCCGTTGGTCAGCAACACGTGGGTGCAGGTAAAGTTGGCGGTGAGCGACACCGACGAGGCGGCCACGGCCAGGGCCTCGTCGGTCCCGGAAGGCCGCAGGTTGCTCAGGTCAAAATTGGGGGGCTGGTTCATGCGTAGGATTTGTGAAACCGTTTGGCGGCGCCATCGGTCACGGAACCGACGGCGAGGGTGAGTTTGGCCGGGCGTTGGTTCACCCGGGCGTATTCGCTTTCGGGCCGCTTGAGCAGCCACGGCTTGAACTCGGGATCGAGCGGGTTGGCGCGTTGCATGCCCACCTGCGCCCAGTAGTGGAACGGGTCCATGCGGTGGGTGATTTCGCCCAGGCCGGGCAAGGGGGTGCCGCCGTCGTGATTCATGCGGCCGATGGCCAGCATGCGCCGCTCGGCGTCGAGCGCCTGCGTCATTGCCTCGTCGGCCAGGAGTTCGTGCATCTCCTTCAGCTCCTCGGCGGACAAGTTCTCGGTCAGGGCTTCGAGCGCGGTCATGGGATTGGGTTGAACAGCGAAGACGCGAAGGCGCGAAGCAGGGAAGCGGACAGGTTCTTTCCTGCTTTCCTGCCTTCCAGATTGCTGCGTCGGCCCTTTGCGTCCTTCGCGTCTTCGCTGTTCATTTCTGGTTTCAGGAAGGGGCGGCCGGCGAACCGGCCGCCCCGTGAGGGTCAGGTCAGGACCGGATGGCTTTCTCGGCCTGGTTGAGGTCGTAGCGTTCCACGAGGATCTGCACGCGACCTGCGGTCAGCACGCTCAGGTTGGCGCCCGTGGCGGTGAACACCGCATCCAGGTCCCACGCCACGATGAAGCTGCGGGGCTGGAGCTTGAGCAGCGTGTTTAACTTGGTGCGGAGCGACGCGATCACGGTCGATTCCTCGGTGCCGTAGGTGCCGTCCACCGTGTCGGTGGCCACGTCGGTCACCAGTTCGGGCGTCGCCTCCACTTCGGTGGCGGCGCCGCAGACGCTGGTGGCGGCCTGGAAGCCGTCGTTGTCGTCGGTGCCGGAACTCAGGTCATAGCCAATGGCCATGGTCAGTTCCGTGATGCTCGGGCCGTCGAAATCCTCCTGAAGGATGTGGCCGACGTAGCGGAACCGGGTGTTGGCCGGGATGCTGGCCATCAGCTCCTGCGTCTTCGACGTGGCGGCGGTGCCGGTCAGGTCGGTGAAATCCACAATGATGCTGTGGGTGGCGCCCAGCACTCGCTGGTCAATGGCGCTCAGGGGCGAAACAATCATGTCTAGTTCCTCAGATGAAGGTTGTGGTTGCCGGTGGGGTTACGAGGTCGCCTTGATCGCGAAGTTCGCCTTCGGATGCAGGCAGCGCAGGCCCACGAGGTTCTTGAACTCGGCGCTCCAGCCGCTGCCGTCGTAGGCGAGTTCCTTCTCGTTCTCCATGTTGCCGTCGAGGGCTTCCCAGGTGCTCATCTTCAGGCCGTAGCAGTAGCGGCTCATCTTGGCCGCCGTGCCGCCCAGCGCCGTGTGGGCGAGGAACAGGCTCGGGACCAGCTCCAGCTTGCCCCAGTCACCCTGGAAGGTGTCGATGGTCTGCCAGAGCACGCGGGCCGCGAGGTCCGCGTTATAGCTGTTGGTCGCCCGGTAGGCGTTGGTGCCGCTGGCGAATCCGGTGAGCGTGCTGATCTGCTGCTTGAACAGCCGGCCGCACAGGCCCATGTAGGATTCGCCCAGCTTCACGCCGCCGCGTTCCCACGTCGCGCCCATCGCGCCGTTCAGCGTGTCCGCCGTGGTGCTGGCGGTCGCCGTGGTCAGGATCTGCGAGCTGTTGGGCAGGAAGTCCGACGCCACCGAATAACCGGCGGTGGCAATGCTCGTGGCCAGCCACCCGCCGACGCCGCGCAGCTTGTTGGGCAGCACCGCGGTGCCCAACTGCACTTCCTGTTCGGAAAGGTAGAGGGCTTCGAGGCAGTAGTTGAGCTGGCGCAGCGCCTTCATGCGCGCATACGCCTTCTTGGACTTGATGCCCGCTTGGTTCTGGAACTCCGCGAGCGGCGAAACGCCCTTCACGGTGCGGTTGAACTGGAGCCGGCCCGCAACGACGGTGTATTCCAGTTGCGCGTTCTCCTCGCCGCCGGCCGGTTCGCCGTCAATCGTGGCGAGGTCCTGCACGGGTTCCTCCAGGTCGAACGGCCATTCGTCCACGAGGGACGACGGGGTTCCGATCCCGGTCTTCTTCACGGTGCTGACGAACGGCGTCTCCTTGCCGTCGAGGATCAGCACCTTGTCGAGCAGCGCCCGGCGGTCGCCGGTCGTGCTGGTGGTATTTCCGCCAACTTGGGTGGCGAGTAGTTGTGGCATGTGATGTGTCTCGGTCGTGCGCCGGGCTAGTAGTCCAGCGCCGCAAGCAGGGCTTTCTCACTGGGCTCCTGCTCAAACTGCTTCAGGGCAATCGCCTGTCGGCTCGCCGGCTGGCCGGTCGTGCGCGGGGCCGCCTTGGGGGCGGTCGCGCCCGGCCTAATTGCGGCGGGCTTGGCGGTGGCGGACGCGGCGGGCTTGCGGCTGAGTTCCAGCCGGTGATCGAGTTCGGCGAGCGCCACGGCCACCTTGAGGCCGAGCGGATGCCGCTTGATCTCGGGCGTGCCCATGTATTGCGCGAACCGGTTCCACCGGGGATCGAGCTTCCGGCGCAACTGGGCCACCGTGGCGGTGTCCTCGTCGGCCTCGGCCTCGCGGAGCTGGTTCAACACCTCGGCGCTGGTCTGCACCCACGGCGCGACGGTCTCCACCTGCTGCCGGGCTTCCGCCCGCGCCGTGGTCTCCATCTGTTGCCGCCGTTGACCCGCGGCCTGTTCGGCCGCCGTCAGCGTCGCCTTCGCCTCCGCCAGCTTGTCGCGCTGGTCGTCGGCGTAGTCGTTGAGCCATTCCCGCAGGCTTTCCTCGTCGGCCCCCACCCGGGGGTCCACCTTGCGGATTTGTTCCGCCACGGCGTCCGGGTTGGTCTTCAGCAGGGCCTTGAGTTCGCGGGCCGCCTTCAGTTCCGCGTCCGCCTTGGTGGCGCGTTCGCGGTGCGGTTTCAGCTCGGGGTCCTCCGGCGTCGCGGCGGGTTGGGCGTCCGGTTCCTTGGCTTGCGCCTTGGCTTCCAGGGCCTCCAGCCGTTCCTCCAGCGCCTTGCGCTTCGCGATCTCCTTGGCCAGCCGTCGGTAAGGCACCGTCTGCGGCGTCTCGTCCTCGGCCGGCGTCTCCGCTTCCGTCTCCGTGTCTCCCGTCTCCGCGTCTTCTGCGGGGTCCGTCCCTGAGTCAGTTTGAGCAGGCGTCTCGTGGGCTTCCGCCCCGCCTGCCTGATTTGAAAGATCGGTCGTGGTTTCCTCCGCGGCACTTACCGCGGCGGGGTCTCCAAACAGGCGGTCGATGTCCGCGATGAGGCTGGCCTCGACTTGCTGTTCGGATTGCTGGCTGGGCGCGAGTTGCGCTCCGGTCACCGGCGTTGGGGCCGCTAGGGCTCCGGGGGCGGTGGCCCCGTTCGGTTCAGTCATTTTGTTTTGGCTGCGGCGACAGACCGCAGAATTCAGGCGTGTCGCATCCCGGGGTTAATGACACCCGCCGGTCACTCGACCGGCGGGCGCCGGAATGAAGCGGGGCCGCCAGACCGCGCTTGAGCCGGTTTCACCCGGCCCACTGCGCATAAAGCAGAGGCCCGCGAGGGCGACAATCGGGTGCCGTTCCTCGCGGGCCTTCGTGGGCCTTCGTGGGCGAAACTCAGCGAGGCGGTGGGGTGGGCTCGCCTTGGAGCCGTTGCAGCTCCTCGCCCAAATCATCCAGCGCCGTGAACGCGCCGGACTCAAACTCGCGGTCGCCGCTCGGCAGCTTGCTCGGCGGCAGCTTGTGCCGCAGCAACGCCTCCGCCCGCCGCGCCCGGATCAGCATGAGCACCGCCGGCAACGTCTGGTCGTCTGGCGACACAGACCGCAGGATTTTGTGCGCCTGTTCCACGGTCATCGTCCGCCCTCCATCGGTTGCACGCCCAGCCGGCCGACCACCTTGTTCTGCTGCTGCACGGCGCTCTGCTGCCGGTTCTGCGCCCAGTTCTGCATGGCCAGGGCAAACCGGCCCTCGGGATTGCCCACGAGTTCCTTCTGGTAAAACGGATTCGCGCCGACGATCTGCTGGGCAAAGCCCAACTGCGCGGGCGCGGTCGGGTCGTTCTCGACCAGCCGCGGCGGATTGCCGAGGAACATGGCGGCGATGTCCGCGTTGACCTGTTCCTGCAACTTGGCGCTGGCGCTGGCGTCGCTCACCAGCAGCGATTGCGCGAGCAACGGGTCCACCGCCATCAGTTTCATCCGCACCAGTTGCGTCTTGTCGATGACGCCGGCCGCGTCCTCGGGCACCACGAACTGCGAGATGGCCTGAAGTTTCTTGATGCTGAACTCCATGTCCTGGTCGCGCACGTCGGTCTGCAAGATCAGCCCCGTCTCGCCCGCAATGACGGCGCCAGCCAGCTCGGGCTTGGGTGTGCCGGTCACGCCTTCCCATTCGGTCGGCGTCGTGTATTGCTGCATGAGCGCCCACATCTGCTGGAACACCTCGTTCCAGAGACTGAGGAAGTTCGACACCATGCGCTGCTGCTTCATCTGCACCCGGGCCGGCGCCGCCGTGGGCGTCATGCGACCGAACCGCTGGTCGGCGATCTCCATTTCCAGCCGGATGATGCTTTCCGCCACGCCATCGTGGCCGGGCAATTCCATGAAGCGCGGTTCCTCGCCCCGCAGCGTCGGGATGCGCGCCGCCGGGCCGAACACGTCCTGTTCGTCCATCATGCGCGACGGCACCAAGCGCGGGGGCAGGGTGGTGAGCGAGGTCCGGTCGATGAGCGAATCCTGCTGCACCTTGATGCTGCGTTGCTGCGGGAACGCCCGTTCCGGCACGCCGCGGCTCGCGGTCAGGCTGCGGCACCACCATTCCGCCGCGCTGCTGGCGAAGGGCATCTTGCCATGCTTGAAGTCGCACAGGCCATGCCGGGCACACAGTTCCTTCTCGTTGTCCTCGGGGTCGTGCGTGAAGTGCGGCGAGAACACGGTCACGTAAACGCCGGGCACACCCCACTCGTCGAGGCGCGTGGTGTAGGCGGTGATGACTTCCACCAACTGCACGCCGTCCTCGGTGTCGGCCACGTAATCCGTCTCATGCACGCGGGCGCGGCCCTTGTCGGCCTCGTCGGTCCACGTCGAGTATTTGCCGCGGCTCGCCCACGCCTGTTCGATCCATTCGTGGTCCCAGCCGTCGGTGTATTCCTTGGCCCGCAGTTCGTCCTCGGCCAACCGCTCGCGCACGAACACCTGCCCGGTGGACGTGTCGCCCTGTTCGTCGGGCACGAACACGTCGCGCCACGGTTGCAAGGCGCGGATCAGCGGCTGGTTCCGCATCAGCGCCGGCACGGCCAGCTCGATCGCTTCGCCGGCCCGCAGGGTCTTGACCAGCGCCTTGGCCTCGCTCACCGACAGCTCGGGCATCCGTTCCAGTTCCATGCCGTCAAGTTCCGCGGCCACGCGCTGCGCATACACCTGCCGCAACAGTTCGGCCGACAGTTCGTCCTGCATCGGGTCGGCCACCAGCACGGCCAAGTCGGGCGCGAGGCTCGCGGCGTCGTTGAAGCTGAGCTTCACCTTGCGTTTGCCCAGGCGCCGGTCCCAGCCGACTTGCACCACCACCCAGCCGTAGGTGCGCTGGTATTGCGCGGCCAGCTCCACCTCGCGTTGCAACGATTCGTTGAGCTTGGTCCGCACCATCCAGTAAATCATGCGGCTCGCCACGGCGGCGGCGGCGGCGTCGCGCACCTGCGTGCCCTCGGCCTTGGTCAGCGAACGCCAGAAGGCATTCACCAGGATGTCCACGTCGTCGGCAATGATGTCGTCGGCCAGCAACACGCGCTGGTCGCTGGCGCCCTCCCACGGCATCGCCTTGAAGTCGCCCGCCCCGTGCTTGCGACAGTCGCGGGACTGGTTCTCCCACAGGGCGAAGCGGATGCGTTCCGCGTCGTAAAGCCGGTTGAAGGCGCCGCCGCTGGGCGAGCACCGCTGGAAGGTCTGCGTGAGGTCCGCCAGCCGTGGCTGGTCGGGATCGAGCACCACGGAGGGTGACCCGTCATCGTGGTCGGTTGATGTCATGGCCTTGCGCTGCGCTGGCATCTGGCGGCCCCGACTCCGGCAAGGTCTGGCGCCAAGCTAAGGATTCACCGCCGGAAGGCAAGCCCCGCGCAGACGGTGAACAGCGAAGGCGCGAAGGCGCGAAGCGGGGAACGTCATGACTTTGCCTTCCTTCGCGTCTTCGCGTCTTCGCTGTTAATCCCATGCCGGTCACTGCTGATACCCGCACAGTTCCCCCACATCCACCTTGCAATACCGCACCCGTTTCCCGGTGCGCCCCACCTTGAGCGTCCGAATCCGGCGCAACTCCACCATCGCCCGGATGTCATCGCGCCGCAGCCCCGTAAACCGGCACACCGTTTCCAACGGCACCCACGCCGGCAACCCCATCCACGTCTTCCTGCTGATCTCGTCCACGGTTCCTTTCCTGTTTTCCTGCCTTCCGAATTCAATAAGCGTAACCCGCCTTCGCCCGAAACATCCCCGGCGTCACATGCACCAGCTCGTCGTCCTGCGCCACGTAACGCACGAGGTCCGCCGGATCCTTGCACGCGCCGTCCTCGCCGCCGCGCCCGGTGAAATTCTCGAACATCCAGATCACCTGCTGCGCCGCCTCGCTCACGTAGAGCTTTGGTTCATTCACCACCGCGCACAGCGGACGCTGCTCGTCGAAACTCAGGAGGTCATGCACGGCCGTCACCCCGTTGTCATCGCCCCGGCCCGTGTAGGCGGGAATCAGGTCCACGCCCTCATGCACCTGGCCGCGCTCCTCCTGCTTCGCCGCGAACAGCTCGATCAGGTTCGTGCCGCCCTTCTCGGCCGCTTGCGGGTTCATCGCCGCCCGCGGGTCAATCTTCCGCAGTTGGATCGGATACCGCACCACCACCCCCCGCTTCCGCACCTCCGCGACTTGTTCCCGCCCCCACTTCATTCTGCCGTCGCCCTTCTTCATTCCGCCTTTGGCCATGGCTTCGTCGAGAAGCCTTCTGGCCATCGGGTCCTGCGCCTTCCATTCCCCATCCGCGCCCAGCTCCAGCGGAATCGTCTCCAGCTCTTTCAGCAGCCGTTTGTAGCGCGTCACCCCATAGCCCAGGTTCATCTGCGCCGGGCCCGCGTCGCCGTCCCAGCCGTGCCGGGAATCCTGCGTGACCTTACGCTCCGTCGGCACCGCCCACTCGCCGTAGGTCTGGCAGTCCGGCCAATCCTTCCAGAGGAACAGCCGGCGCGGATTGCCCGGCGCCACGCGCACGTAGAGCAGGAACCAGTTGCGCGCCCCGGCCGGGTCGATGAACAGGTAGTTCGTCCCCTCCGCCGGCAGCTCGCGCTCGCGCACCACATGCACGTTCCGGTTGAACGTCGGGAACTGGAGCCCCATCACGTCCTTGGTGAACCCGTAGAAGATTCGCAGCACGTAGTCCCGCGGCTTGCCCTCGACCGCCCGCGCCACCTGCTGGCCGTAGGTCTCGCCGCCGCTGCCGAACACCGTCATGTCCGAGTGGAAGTAAACCACCCGCGTGCGCTGGATGGCCCCGGCCTGCACCAGCGGCACGCGCCCCGGCCGGCACCCTTCG